CAGGAGCAGGAGCAGGAGCAGGAGCAGGAGCAGGAGCAGGAGCAGGAGCAGGAGCAGGAAGAAGAGAGACATCCTGTCTTCGGCGAGACCGACGAACGGTCATCGCCGAAGGAGCCGGAAGAGCCGACAATCATGACCTTCCCAACCGACGGCCCAACAAGTGAGTGGCACCTAAAACCCTCGAAGCTCAAGGAATGGCAGTCCTGCTATCCATCCTTGGATGTTCTTAGCGAGGCCAGGAAGGCCCTCCAGTGGCTCCAGGACAATCCCGGAAGGCGTAAGACGGCCCGAGGTATGCCTCGCTTCATCGGAGGCTGGCTGGAGCGATCCCAGAACGCTGGGAACAAGGCTGGGGAGAACTTCAATGGCAAGCAGCAAAGGAGACCGTGGAACAGCGCAAGATTCGTCCCTGAGCTTGCAGAGCGAGCTTACGGACGCCCTGGGCAGAATGGCGAGAGTTCCGACCACGAATTCAAATGAGGATGCGCTGAAGGAGCGGGATCGCTCTCGGCAAATTGCCCTGGCGAAGATCGCCGGCGAGATGGGACGGCGGTACTCACCGGAGCATGTGTCGTTGCAGAACTACGTTTGCCGCACGCCGGCGCAGCGGCAGCTTCTGGCCAACCTTAAGCAGATCGCGGCCGATCTAGGAACTCGCGTGGGGGATGGCGAAAGCCTGTTCTGGTACGGCTCCGTTGGGACCGGCAAGGATCACCTGATGGCCGCGATGCTGCACATCGCGGCCGGGAAGTTCGGGCTCCAGTGCAAGTGGGTAAACGGACAATGGCTGTTCGGCATGTTCCGAGATCGAATGGACGGAAAGTCCAGCGAGTCCGACCTGATTAGACAGATGGTAGAGCCGGACATCTTGGCGATCTCAGATCCTGTCCCACCTGCTGGAGAGATGAGCGCGTGGAACGCCAACAGCCTCTACCGGATTGTTGATCGCAGGTACTCGGCCCTTAAGCCCACCTGGGTAACGATCAATGTACGAGATGAAGCCGAAGCCGACGCCAGGCTAACAAATCAGGTGTTCGACCGACTGCGCGACTCGGCCCACCTGTTTCCGTGTTTCTGGGAGAGTCACCGAGTTTCCAAGTGAGGTATCCAGTGTCCGACGAATCCAAAGCGTACTTGACCGAGATCCAGATGCACCACAAGAACATAGGATCCCTGGATACGCGACTGGCAGAGGCAAAGGCCCAAGTGAAAGCCATCAATAAGCAAATCATTGCCGAATCAGCCATGCTCGCCAATATTGTCCGGGAGTCGCTGGAAGGGCTGCCGTTGTTCGACAGGAATAGTCCGCAGTCTCACCGAGATATTAATGAGGCCGTTGCATCTTTACCAGAAGAACCAGTCATAAAAGCAGGTGTGGAAACATGAGTGTGTATTGCGACCCAGCTTTGAAAGTGTTTGCAGTCTCATTGGTGGTCAGCGTGACCTCGTGCATACTGGGCCTGTATGCACTGATGACAATTGCCAGCGTCAAGCAAGCGCTGGATGAAATCGTCACGGAAGTGCGAGACTTCATCGAGAGCGTTGAAACAGACAATGGCCAAGAATAGTGGTTGGGGCGCTGGCGCAAGGAACAAATACCGCGCCAAGAAGACCGTGGTGGATGGAATCATGTTTGCCAGCAAACGGGAGGCTCGGCGATGGGGCGAGCTTCGTCTTATGGAGATGGCTGGTGCAATCCAGGATCTACGACGACAGGTGCGCTACAGACTGGATGTGGACGGGTTGCATGTGTGCGACTACATTGCCGACTTTCGCTACATCTCGGAGCCCGGCCAGGCCGAGGTCGTTGAGGATTGCAAGGGGTTCCGAACGCGCGAATACGTTCTGAAGCGGAAGCTGATGAAAGCCATCCACGGCATCGACATACTGGAGACGTAACATGAGGCTCAGGGCCAGGTGGAGCTGGCAACACCTGTGGATCGGCGTGGCGTGGTTCACCAACCGTAGCCTTCGTAGGCTTTACGCCGAGACCTGGGGACTCGGCGTAGAGGTCTATGATGTTACCGAGATCCACCTGACCCTGTGCATTCTGCCGTGCCTGCCGCTTCACATAAGCTGGATTCGTTCTGTCAAACAGGAGGAGGGTAACGATGACAATTAGCGCTGCAACACGGCCGCTGATTGCCCGCAGAGAATGGCAGACGTTCGAGACGGAGTTTCTCGAAGCCAACATCGGCGTGCTGACCTACTCGCAGATGGCCGATCGCCTGGGTCGCACTAAGACTAGTGTTGCGCAGAAGTTGCGCAATGAGGGGCTTACGGAAAAGCGCCCGACAAGGGACGGATGGATTCAGCAGCTGATCGACCTGCACGCCAAGGGAATGATGTACGGAGAGATCGGCGAAAGCCTGGGCAAGACACCATTCGCCGTAGGACAAGCCGCTCGATATCTCGGGCTGACCCCAAACGCTGGACGGCCGGAGGCCAAGGAGAGAGTCAAGGAGAAATGTCGGAATAAGCTGATGGCACGGATGAGGGCTGATGGCATGTCATCGCTGGCCGAGTACAGGTCGGCCAGGATTAGGATTGAGATATTAAAGATGGGCTGGCCCCAGGCGAGATCAAGGATCGAAGCCTTGATTTTGGAATCGCTGTCGGCTGGCCCGAAAACGTCGCTTATGGTTTCGGGCGAGGTCCAGAGGAGTCCGCTGTACGTCAGGGACGTGATGTCGAAAATGCATTCGCGTGGACTCGTTAAGGACTGCGGCAGGACGCCGTGGGATCATCTGCACAGAAACTACGTGTTGTACGGCATCGCTGAAGATGTGGCTCGGATTGCAGTTCCAGCTGTTACAAGGAGATGTTAATGAACATAAATGAGTGGCAGGCAGAGATGGCAGGGCTGATGTCGGCGCCGAGTGGGCCGAGCGTCGAGTACATGACCAAGAGCGCGCTCCACTTCGCGCACCTGTCAGGGCAGCTCGCCGGCATTGCGACAGAAGTCGCCGTCGCTCGCAATCTGAACCTGGCGTTCCTGCTGGAGACATTCTGCCAGGCGCTGGGCAACATCGCGTCTACGTCCAGCATGTGCGGCGTGTCGATGGAGGATTTGCTGCAATCGTGCATCCGGGAAGCCAGGTCCGCGAAAGGGCCGCAAATCGTGCTTCCCACGTCTTCTGAGGTCAACGGCTTCGGCGACTCTAAAGGGGGGAGGGGACGATGAGCGAACGCGAAGAGCCGCGCAAGGAGGCGCTGCTGCGAGCGTCGGAACTGCTGAAGCGGGTCAAAGACAAGAGGCCGCCGACAATTGAGGCTATATTCGATGGGATTATCGCCGCCTGGGGGGGGGCCGCCAGGTTCGCCAAGTCGTTTCACGAGGAATTTAAGTCGGCCAAGCCTGGTTCTAATACCCGCGCAAGAATGCTGGAATCCGCAGTGCGCCTGATGCAGAGCTTGCAGTCGTCGAAGCAGCGCGAGCGCATGGTAGATCTGGGCATGGTCTCTGACATTGAGCTGGCGTCTATGCTGTACGACTTGGTGGGCGAGGAGAAGGAGGAGGATGCAGATGGCGAAAGAGAATCCGGAACTCCCTGATGAGATCGCATCACGCCGGGGATTCCGTGAGCCTGTCAAGTTAGAGGATCTGCCTCCCGTTCCAGGCAGGTATTGGCAGGAGAAGTATGAGGCAGAAAGGGCGGCGGCGATTGCCGACAGGAGGCGGCTGCGCGACATTGAGGAAGCAGCGGCCAGGGCGATCCCAGCGCTGGTCCCGGAGGAGCAGCCGCGCCCACAGGGGCTGTCCGACTACGAGTCCCAGGAAGCTGCCAGGATTATCTACGAACTGGCCGCTCGCAGGATTGAGGCTTTGCGGCTGTACGAGCCCCTGCCGATTGTCGAGGAGTTCCATGAGTGTCAGGCCAAGGAGCGTCTGCTGCGGGGGAGCAACCGGGCGGGCAAAACGCTTGGAGCGGCAGTCGAGGTTGCAAGGGCCGTAACAGGACAGGATGCCTGGGGCAAGTATCCCAAGGAGAATGGCCGGGCGATCTTGGTCGGCAAGGATGGACGCCATGTTGGCGAGACCATGTGGAGGAAGCTGGGACGAGCGGGGGCCTATCGCATCATCCGTGATCGCAAGACTGGCTTGTGGCGCACCTTTAGGCCCTGGGAGCCGGACGATGAGGCCAGGAGGCTAGAATCGCGGCCTGCACCACCACTTATCCCTCCACGGATGATTCGCTCGATAGCCTGGGAGGACAAAAAGCGGAACCAGCCAAGCATGATAACGCTGACGACTGGATGGGAGATGGTTTTCTTCAGCAGCAACGGCAAGCCGCCACAAGGAGTAGATGTGGACTTGGCGTGGTTCGACGAGGAGATCCTAGACCCCGAGTGGTACACCGAGGTTGCCGCGCGCTTGGTGGACCGCAATGGCCGGTTCATTTGGAGCGCCACCCCACAGGCAAGTGGCGAGCAGCTGTACTTCCTCCACGAGAAGTCCGAACGTGAGTGCGAGGATCGTGTCCGCGACATAGACCGCACGATCATGGAATTTGTAACCCTAATCGACGACAACCCACACCTGACGGAGGATCAGCGCCAGGAATTCGCCAGCAAGCTCATGAGCGACGAGGAGCGGAGGATCCGCATTGGCGGCGAGTTCGCTATCCTTAGCACCAAGGTCTACCCAGACTTCGCCTGGGCCATTCATGGCGTCGATCCATTTGAGATGCCGTCGAACTGGTCGCTCTATGCAGTTGTGGACCCTGGCCGCCAAACAGCCGCTACCTTGTTCGCTGCCGTTCCCCCTCCAAGCGCTGGTGATTTCGTATATCTATGGGACGAGCTATACATCAAGAACTGCGATGCCGAGAAGTTTGCGGCTGCCTTCGACATCAAGGCACGCGACAAGACGTTTGTTGCGTTTCTGATTGACGGCCGATACGGACGGCAAACCGAATCGGGCAGTGGCAAGACAGTCGAGCAGCATTACTCTGACGGACTACGAGCACGCGGGATCGCCTCGATCAGGACAGGAAGCAGCTTCACTTGGGGGAGCGACGACAGAGAGGGTGGCATCTTGGCGGTGAAAAACATAATGAGGGTCCGCGAGGACGGCACCCCAAGGCTGCGGGTGTTCCGGAATAAGCTGCGAAACTTCGACTGGGAGATCAAGCGCTACCTGAACAGGCGGGTCAATGGCATTGTGCTTGACGAGCCAGTGCAAAGAAACAACCACTTGATGGACTGTCTGAGGTATCTGGCCGCCTACAACCCAAAGTGGGTGCCCGAGAAGCCGGGCGATAAACGCAAGAGCCCGGCCGTCAGAGCAATGGATGCTAAGAGAGATCGCCGGCGGTCCAAGGAGGGCATGGCGTTTGTGAACCTTGGGCCTGGGGGACAGACATGCACAACAACATTGTGACTTCACGAATGCGGCAGAGGCGCACAAAGAGCAAGTTCGATTGCCCGATCGTTGGAATTGGACGCCAAATTCAGGAGCAGCTGGCATACTTCGCAAAGGCGAAGTGCAAGTTCAAGCGCGATGAAGCGCGATGGCAATGCAGCTTCAATGGCTGCAAGGGCGAATATGCCGCCGCAACCTGTTTGGGCGTAAAGATGAACATGGAGATTCACCGTGGTGGCGACAAGGGCTACGACATCGTGCTGATAGATCAGACGACTGCTGCGGTGAAGTACCGGCACAACAAAGGTCGAGGGCTTGCGTTCTCCAAGGAGGAGGAATTCTCGCCAAACGCCAAGGTCGCTATCTTGACGACCGGCGAATGCGACAAATTGGCCAAGATGCCGTGCCCCTGCTGCGAGATCAGCAGCTATTGCAGAGTGCTCGTTCCAGGATGGATCTCCAGAGAGGAGTTCATGGATATCAGGCAGAGAGGCTACGATTTGGGCTGTGGCTGGCGGATGTGGGTCGATCAGCACCAGCTTCGTCCCATGTGGGAGCTGGAGGGTATTGTGAAAGAAGCTAAATGGAGGGTATTATGATTCTCAACGCAGGGGTCGAAGGGGTCAGGGAGTTTCCTGGCGCAGAGCTTGTGGGGACAGTGTACAACGCACTGCGGTCGGCCGCGTCCGCAAGTGGCTCGACCTGGGATGAGTGGCACCAGCTGGATGAGAACCAGCAGTACGCCTTGGCGCAGGCGGTCTACTTTGGGACTGCTTTGGTTGAGTCTGCCGATGGTGCCAAGTGGGTGGACCTAGCTGCCCAGCTGTGCAGCAGGTATCACGAATTTGCGCTGCCAGCAGTGCAGTGGGGCGACAAGACGCCAGGCGAGAAGGCGGCGTGGGAGGCCGCGACTCGACACCTGGCCAACTGTATGGACATGGACGAAGAAGAAGCAGACCTGGCCCCTCACGAGCAACGATGGCGCGAATGGGCGTCTGCAAAACTTCAACAAAACTCCAACATGTGGGCAAGAAATGAGTGAATGGCAACCACCAGAGGTTCAAGTTGGCGACATCGTGTTCTGGCGTCCGGATAAGGGTTTGGACCCATCACCCGCCCTGGTGCTTGAGACTGGGCCGCGCACGATCACCGTGATGGCGTTCGCGCCAATGTTCACTGGGGGACTGACACGCGATGGAGTGCATCACATGGACGATCCTGACCGGCGTGCTGTCCGACTGTCCGAGAGTGGGGTGTGGGAACACACCCCACGCCACAAAAAACTGGCGGACCTCCTGAGCTAAGCGGAGTCAACGTGGACCATCCCCTGCGTTCGATCGTGTCCCACTGGCAGAGCAAGATCAAGCTCGCGGTGGACTACAAGCGCAAGAAGTTTCAGGATGATGCTGATGAGGCGATGGGGTTCTACAGCGGACCCCATCACTTCATGTACCAAGGCAAGCACCTTTCTGGTACTGGTTTGTCCGTGGACCCGGAAGCATCGGTGCCACGGCCGACGTTCAGGATGACGACGAACAAGGTCGCAGAGATGGTCCAACTGTTCGGACCAGTGCTGTATCACCGCAACCCAGTTCGCCAGGTGAATCCCAGGCGCGTGCCTGTCCCGCCGATAGAACTTTTCGGTAATCCACAAGACCCGATAGTACAGCAGGGCTACCTGGCCTTCAGCGAGCAGGCGCGTGGGGCTCGCGCAGTGGACAAGACTCGGGCCGTTCTTATTGAGCACTACCTGAACTACACGCCGACCGAGCTTGGCCTTAAGGACCACAGCCGAGATGCGATCGACGAGGCCCTTATCAAGGGTATGGGGGTCTTGTGGACCGAGTTGTACTACCCGAAGGGGGCCAACATGAAGATGGCCGGCTCCTTCTACGACTCGGTGGACAACCTGCTCATTGACCCTGACGCAGAGACGTTGGCGGACGCCAAGTGGATTGCCAAGAGATGCGTTCACCCGGTCTGGCAGGTCGAGCGTGAGTACCAGCTGAGGCAGGGAGAGCTGCGCGGAAACGTAGAGTCCTACGATCAACAGGCGGCCCTGGCAGATGACGCGAACGGCAGCTACAACCGGAAGCGCGGACTGACAAACGACCTGCTCGTCTACTGGAAGATTTGGTCCAAGATGGGCATTGGCGCCAGGCTGTCGGGTGTTACTGGCACAATCCGCGAGACCCTGGACACATTTGGCGACTACTGCTACCTGGTCATCTGCGACTCCGCGATGTACCCGCTCAACCTACCGCCGCACATCCAAGAAAAGCCTGGTGCCGATCAGGATGTTCTGGCCAGGATAGAATGGCCAACGCCGTTCTGGGCAGACGACGAGTGGCCGTTCACGCCGATCTACTTCCATTCGATCCCCAGGTGCGTCTGGCCCATGTCGCACGTCAAGCCCGGACTGGGAGAGTTAAAGTTTATCAACTGGGTATATAGTTTCGTCGCTTCCAAAATTCGCACGACGTGCCGAGATTTCGTCGTCGTCAAGAAGGGCGCATCAGAAGAGATTAAGCGAACTATTCTGTCCGGACAGGATCTGGAACTGCTGGAGATTGATGCCGAGCATGGCACAATCTCCGAGGTCGTTCAGTTCTTGCAGCACCCGCACATGCAGGGGGACATCTTCAAGGTTCTTCAGGCGATCGAGTACAACTTCGAGAAGCGGGTTGGCCTGACGGAATTGGCCTACGGCATGAGTACCAGGCAGCTGCGGTCGGCCTCCGAGGCCGAAATCAAGGGAGATCAGATCAAGGTGCGGCCGGACGACATGGCCCAGAAGGTCGAGGACGCGATGACCGCAGTGGCCAGGAAGGAGGCGATTACGGCCAGGTGGCACCTTTCAGCCGAGGACGTGCTGCCCAGCATGGGTCCAATCGGCGCCCAGTATTGGGCTCAGCTCGTCATGACTGCTCAGCCCCACGAAATCTTCCACCAGCTGGAGTACCGCATTGAGGCTGGGTCAGCCAGGAAGCCGAACAGGGATCGGGATGCAGCGAACATGACCCAGGCCATACAGACGATCTTCCAGCCACTATGGCAGTATGCCATGCAGCTGGGCGACTTTGGCCCTGTCAACAAGCTCATAGCTGACTGGGCCAAGTCGATAGAACTCGATCCCGAGGGCTACCTGCTCAAGCCGCAGCCGCCGCCGCCACCCATGCCAATGCCGCCGCCAGAAGGCCAGCAGCCGCCAGGCGCCCAAGCGCAGCAGGGGGGCACATGACCAAGATCCAGGCAACCCAGTGCAAGTTTGGAGATCACGAACTGTGGGTTCAGGACACGCCGTTTGCTCGCTATGTGGCAAACGAAGTCCTTGAGGGAAGATCCTACCCCCAATTTCTCAAGGGGGATGTCGCCAACATCCTGGACATAGGCGCCAACGTAGGGGCCGCGGCGCTGTGGTTCCACAAGCTGCATCCACAAGCCAGAATCTACTGCTTTGAGCCAGACCCAGCCGCATTCAAGCTTTTGTGCCGGAACACGGAGCATTTGAAGGACGTCCACAGATCCTACTGTGCGCTGGCAGACCGTGATGGCACAATCGAACTGCGCATCGGCCGCAGTGGGTCACACACAAGCTCTCTGCACGACAGCCCGATGGCCACGAGAGGTACAGCGAACGTTGTGGTGCAAGATGCGCTGCAAGCGATTGACGCTCTCGCGTTGGACAAGATCGGCATTCTTAAGCTGGACACAGAAGGTTCCGAGGTTCCCATTCTGCGATCGCTGTCCTCGCGTCTGAACAAAGTCGGCATTATCTACGTGGAATATCACAGCGAGAGTGACAGAAGGGAAGTGGACCACATAATAAGCGCAACACACACGCTCTATTGGGCGCAAATACAGCAGCCGCACCTTGGCGTGTGCGCTTACATGAACGATGCTCTGGTGCCTTCTCAGTTCTCTGACAACCAGATTCGGAGATTGTTTTGAGCCGCCATCCTCATGATTGCCAGTGCCTGGCATGCCGCAAGAAGGAAGTCTTGGTGGCAATGGCCGGCGACTACCCGATCATCAGCCTAAGCATCGAGGTTCAGAAGGCGTACTTGGAAATGCGCGACAATGGGGTCGATCACAAGCTGGCCGAAATGCTCGCCCTGCGTTCGCCGCCGATGTCTAATACAGACAGGGAATTCTGGCACGGCAAATGCAACGGCAACCAGTTCGAGCAAACGCCGTGGGTTGGAGACGCCTATCGCCGACAGGCCGAAGATTGCGGTGTAGACCCGACGGGCAAGGTCTACATCTCGCAACTCGCCGACTATCCCGGAGATCCAAGAGCCTGGGTCGATGGCCGGGGTGATGTTCAGCGTATCTGCGAGGAGCGTGGCTGGGGCTCTACTGGGTCCGTGAACGTCAAGGCCAGAAACGACCTGGCTCCTGAGCCCGATGTGGCTATTGCTGACGACATCATGCAGGATCTGGTTGAGGACAAGATGGAGGCCAGCCCAGGGATCTCGGCCCAGGAAGCCAAAGAGGCCGTCACAAGCAAACACAAGCCGCATTGGGCAAAGTAATGCGTCCACCACGGCCCGAGAGAAAGGCAACCGTCATGGCAGTCTCTACTCAAGCCTCTATCGTTCTGGGCTACGCTCTCAAGAGCCCTTCTGTCGCTGAAGAGCTAATCACCATGCTGAATGCCAGCGACTCGGTTGGCGGGACTTCAACAACGCTGGGCTTCTTCGGCGTCACGCCCGTTGCGCGAGTGTCAGCATACACGCAGACCTACGCAACCGCCGACAAGACACACGCCAACCCGACCGCTGCGGCTTTGACCGACAGCTCCGGCGGAACTCCTAGCGGAACCCTCGCGGCCAAGACCTTGCCGACGGCGCTCACCCACGCGGTCGGCACGGCGGACGGCAC